GCAGCGCAAGCCGTCTTTGCAGGTGGCCTACGCCGTTTCAACCTAACTTAATAAGTTAGAAACTAAGTCGCTGGGAGTGGGGCGCAGCCCTTGCTCCACTCCCAGTCTTTAGAAAGGATTGCACATGGCATTGACAACTGTTTCAGAACTCCGCACAACGCTTGGAGTCGGTACGTTGTACACAGATGCCGTTTTGCAGGAAGTGTGTGACGCATCAGATGCAGTCCTACTTCCAATGCTATGGGCTCCTAAATGGTTCTCAATAGCACACAGCAACATTGTTGGCGAAGGAACTTTATATTTTGACATTGAAGTATTAGAGATTTTTTATGTAGGTCAAACTGTAACTATTTCCAACTCTGGCACAAAGTTCAATGGATCAAAGACAATCACAGCCGTAGATACTTATTCCATCAGCATGGCAACAACTCACACAACTGCAACAAAGAAACACCCTATCGAGCCTTATGGCACAGTAACTGGGGAAACTTACACAGACTGGACAACAGACACAGCTGTGCAAAATGCGGCGTTGATGGTAAGCGTAGAAATCTGGCAGGCTCGCACAACAACTCTTAATGGTGCTAACACAATAGATTTTCAGCCCTCACCATACAGAATGTCCGCCCAGCTCCTCGCAAAAATCAGAGGGCTTATAGCCCACGCGCTCGATCCAAGATCGCTTATTGGGTAGGCCATGCCAGTTGCGCTCACTACTCTTAGAACCACGATTGCAACTGCTTTAGTTGATAACGCGGTGTGGCAAGTCTTTGCTTTCCCACCTGCAACAGTCTTGGCTAACTCAGTAATCGTTGCGCCTTCTGATCCATATTTAGAACCAAATAACAACCAGCACAACACGATTGCACCTACAGCGAACTTTAAGATAATTATTACTGTGCCGCTATTTGATAATGAAGGCAATCTCAATGGAATTGAAACAGCCTTAGTTGGCGTGTTCAATAAACTCGCAGCATCCGCATTGACCTATAATGTGGGAGCAATTAGCCAGCCAAGCGTTTTGAACGCAGCATCTGGTGACTTGCTTACTTGTGAGATGTCACTATCCGTTCTAACAACCTGGAGCTAAAATGTCCGAATGGGAAAAAGAAAACGAAGCCTTCCTGAAGAAAATCGGGCAGGTTAGTACACCAGCACCAAAGCCAGCATCTACTAAGAAAGACGAGGAATAATCCTAATGGCTGTATTTCTGAATAACAATGTCGGCGTTAAGATTAACACAGTTGATCTTAGTGACCATGTAACAGCAGTAACAATCAATCGTACATTTGATGAACTCGAAGTAACAGCGATGGGTGATAACTCACACAAGTTCGTAAAGGGCTTGGAAGCATCAACTGTAACAATCGACTTCCTTAATGACACAGCATCAGCAAATGTCCTTGCGACACTTCAAGCTGCATGGGGAACAACAGTAACTTGCGTATTCCTACAGACAAAGGGGACAGCAGTATCTGCTACAAACCCACTTTACACAGTTTCATTGCTAGTCAATAACACAACAGACATCAACGGTGCTGTTGGCGATATTGGAACAATGTCAATCACATTTACTGCTAACTCAACAGTTGCAGTAGCCACATCAGGTACTTTCTAAACAACTAAACAAAGGGGCACAGCATGGCAAAGTTAAAAGTAACAAGGGCAGATGGATCAGTTGGCGAATACCCAATTACTCCATTAGTGCAGTATGGTTTTGAGATTTACGCTAAGAAGGGTTTTCACAAAGCGTTTATCGAAGATCAGAAGCAGAGCGACATCTTCTGGCTAGCCTGGGAATGTATCCGCCGTTCGGGTGAAACTGTTAAGCCATTTGGAGAAGGATTTATCGAAACCTTGACTTTGGTCGAGGTGCTAGATGATGACCCTTTGGCTTAGGGCGCGACTCGATCACCTATCTGATTGCTAAATTAAGTGTCAGACTCGGGATCGCGCCACAACAATTATTAGATTTAGATGAAGTAATGCTGAAGAACTTAATTAAGGTTCTACAGGATGAAGCAAAGGAGATCAGAGATGCCAGTCGTAGAACTAAGAGGTAACTCTGATCTACGAAAGGCATTGCGCCAATTCGCTCCAGATTTAGATAAAGAACTAAAAGCAGAACTTCGCAAAGCCCTTTCTCCAGTTGTGAGAAGAGCTAGGGGTTATGTCGAATCTAATCCAATGACCAATTGGAGCGATAGCAAATCTACAGGTGCTGAGTTTCCTAAATATGATTCAGCAGCAATAAGACGCGGCATTGGATTTTCAACAGGTGTAACAAAAAGAAACAAAAATGGCTTTACTGGCATGGCTAAAATTTACAATAAAACTGCTGCTGGTGCTATCTATGAGCAGGCAGGCGTTAAGAACCCACAGGGTCAGCCCTGGGTCGGCCCTAAAGGCGCTAAAGGACATCGCTTCTCACACTCTTCTAATCCGCGAGCAGGCGAGCAATTCATCAATAACTTGCCACCCATTGTGTCAAGCCTTAAAGGTCGAGGTCGTTTAATTTACCGCGCTTGGTCTGAATCTAGAGGATTAGCGGAAGGCGCAGCAATGCGAGCCATTGATAAAGCAACTACAACTTTTATGGCAAGAAGCAAAAAAACAGCATTTAGGAGAGCAGCCTAATGGGAATAGCAGAGATTGTTTTAGGCTCAAAATTTGATGCTAAAGGTTTTAAGCAAGCCGAGAATGCAGTAACTAAATTAAATAAGAGTGTCAAAAATCTAGCAAAGACTTTTGGTATTGCCTTTGGAGCAGCAGCATTAGTCAATTACAGTAAAAAAGCAGTTAAAGCTTTTGCAGAAGATGAAAAAGCCGCACGATCTCTTTCAATAGCTTTAGCCAATACTGGTAATGCCTTCGCTTCCATTGGTGTAGAAAAGTTCATCGGAGATTTACAGCGGACAACTGGCGTACTAGATGACAATCTAAGACCTGCATTCCAGACCTTGCTGACAGCTACACGCGATGTCAAGAAATCACAAGACGCTTTAGGTCTTGCATTAGACATAAGTGCTGGCACAGGAAAAGATTTGGGCGCAGTTTCTGCTGCCCTTGCCAAAGGATTTACAGGGCAGACAACATCATTAAGCAGACTGGGTGCAGGCTTATCTAAAGCCACTCTCGCATCTGGCGACATGGATAAAATCATGGCCGAACTTAATGAGAAGTTTTCAGGTCAAGCAGCTTCATCAGTTCAAGGTTATTCTGGTCAGATTGCCCTTCTCAATGTGGCACTAGCCAACTCAGCAGAGATTATAGGCAAAGACCTTCTAGATTCAATCAACCTAGTTTCAGGTGCTAATGGAATTGGCAAGACTACATCTGCCATAGAAAACATGGCGACAAGTATTGGTAATGCTGTCTTTGCAGTTGCATCTTTAATTAACAGACTAAAAGGTGTTTATCAAGATACATTTATTGGCGATGTCTTTGGCTTAATTGGAAAACTGCCTAACTTATCTAAGATTGGTGCATCCGAAAAAGCAAGACTTGCCGGGACACCAGCGCAATCGCCAGGACAACGCAAAGCCATTGACAAAGCCAATGCCGATGCACTTAAACTACAGAAGTCTAAGAACACTCTTTCTAAGATTGATAATGACAACACCAGCAGAAAACTAGTTCTTACAGGCGACCAGTTAGCCCTTCAAGAACTAGAGAAGAAGTTCGATGTAGAACGCATTGGGTTATTCTCAGCCATGAATCAGGCAACTGATGGGGAAACAAAGATGCGCCTGCTATCTCTCATCGCTATTAAAGACCAGAACGCTGCTCTTGCTGGACAGATTAAAAAGACAGATGCAGCAACAGATGCGATGGAAGCATTCCGTCAAGCCATTCTGGCATCTATTAGAGCATTGCTAGACAAGATTGCAGCTGAACAATTAAAACTTATGACACTTTTAGGAATAGCCCCAAGCCAAGCTTTACAAACTCAAATTGGTACAGCCAGCAGTTATGTGGGCGGAACTTATCTTGGCCCAGACACATATCAAAGCGCATTAGGCGATATTGGATTGGGTAACAAATTGAACAAAATGGATAGGGAAATGATTGTCACTATTAACGCCACAGGTATTGGCGATCAGCAGATTGCAGCAGTTGTCCAGAATGCTATTCAAGACCTCAATAGATACGGAAGTTCAACAACTTACGCTGGGGCTATCTAGTGGCAGTTCCAACAATCAATGCAACTATTAACTTCTCGACTGGCCCATCCTTTGCTCAGGCTTTTATTATCGGATCAGGAATTTTTGGCACAAATGTACTAGCTGATGGATCAGCAGTCATTGTCGATGTATCGAATCAAGTCGATAAGATTGACACCAGCAGAGGTCGCAACGCACAGGCAGACCAATTCCAGACAGGTCAGTTAAGCCTTCGTATTGTGGATCAGAATGGTGACTTTAATCCACAGAATACTGCCAGTCCTTACTATGGCTTACTTAATCCAATGCGTAAGGTTCAAATAACTGCCACTTGGAACACAGTCACATATCCAATCTTCTCAGGATTTATTACAGGCTACTCAACCACAACTCCTAAGTTCACAGGCGATATTGTCTATACAACCATCACGGCTGTAGATGCTTTCAGACTTGCACAGAATGCTCAGATTGCAACAGTCACCGATTCAGGGGCAGGACAGTTATCTGGCACTCGGATCAATAAACTGCTGGATGCAATTTCATGGCCTAACTCAATGCGCGACATCGATGCTGGACAGACAACTATGCAGGCAGACCCAGGTAGCCCTAGAACAGCCCTAGAAGCCATGCAGACAGTCGAAATCAGCGAGTATGGCTCTTTGTATGTCGATGCAGCAGGCTCGTTCGTATTTCAGGACAGAGCCTTTACAACCAGCAGCGTGACTGGCACTCCAGTTGTATTTAATGACGATGGCACAGGCATCTCTTACTTCAACGCCGTCTGGCTTCTCAACGATGTGCTTATCTACAACTCAGCGCAGATTACTCGCACAGGTGGCACAACCCAGACTGCTATTAATCAGGCTTCAATCGATAAGTATTTCATTCACTCTTACAACCAACAGAACTTACTAATGGAAACCGATGCAGTAGCCCTTGACTATGCTCGGGCTTATGTGGCATCGAGAGCAGAAACCACCACTCGATGCGATGCCATCACCCTTGATCTTTATACCAACAATTACGATGCAGGCATTACAGCAGCTTTAGACCTAGAGTTCTTTGATCCTGTAACTATCACAACCACACAACCAGGCTCATCAGCCTTGACTAAAACTTTGCAGGTGTTTGGGGTTGCCCACAGCATCACCCCTAATTCTTGGAAAACTCAATTCACCACTTTAGAACCGATTATTGATGGATTCATTCTGGATTCGGCATTATACGGTATTCTAGACACTAGCGTTCTCAGTTACTAAGGAGTAATAATGGCAGCAGGACTAGGCTTTAAGACCTTTACCACAGGTGAAGTTTTAACAGCAGCAGACACAAACGGATATCTTATGCAAGGCGTTCTTGTCTTTGCATCTGCCGCAGCTCGTAGCGCTGCTGTCACTTCACCACAACAAGGGCAAATGTCTTACCTTAAAGATACAAGCACTATTCAATCATATAACGGGAGTGCTTGGGTCGCAAATAATGGCAAACTTTTGCAAGTTGTACAAGGCACTTCAACAACGGCAACAACTATTGCAAGTACAACATTCACAGATTCGGGTTTATCTGCAACAATTACGCCTTCATCTACGTCTAGTAAAATTTTAATAACCTACGTTCAAAACGTTTTATTTTCTAGATCTTCAACGGCTATTGCAGTGAAATCTAGATTATTAAGAGGTGCAACAGCAATTTACACTCCATCAAACGATCTTGGTACAACAGGCGCAAATATAAATTCACCTACTTCAATGGAGTTTGCAGATAACATTGCTGGAACTTATTTAGACAGTCCAAACACAACTTCAGCAACCACTTATAAAACTCAAGGATGTGTGACAACAACTGCAAATAGTGGAACTTTATCATTCCAACAAGCTAGTGCAATTTCAACAATTATCTTAATGGAAATAGGTGCATAATGAGTTACTTAGTCAAGGCAATTAAAAAACTCCATCCAGAGGCCGAATTTTCATTCATTACTGATGATTACTCGACTATTAAATGGGATGTATTAAATGGCGATGCACCTACTCAACTTGAAATTGATCAAGCAATTGAACAAGTAAAGGCTGATGAAAGAGCAGAGGAACTTGCAAAGGCAACTAAAAAAACTGCTTTGCTTAAACGTCTTGGTTTAACTGAAGATGAACTAAAAACTATTCTCGGATAATGAAGCCATTACTGTGCAAGGCTGGTCAGCAACTTCGAGAGATGATTGATGATTCGTATCCCGATCGTGATCGTAAGTCTGATGGCTGGATAGGCGATGCGCGGCATCAACGAGCAGGTACAAGTGATCACTTGCCCGATCCGTCTAACGGAATCGTCAGGGCTATTGATGTGGATAAGGATATCAACTCACAGCCCAGCACAGGTGCTTATCTTGCCGACCAGATACGCCTATGCGCCAAAGCAGGTGACGAACGAATTGCTTACGTCATCTATGCAGGAAAAATCGCCTCCTCTAAGAAATCTTGGAGTTGGCGTCCTTACGATGGGATTAATCGCCACGATCATCACATCCACATTTCATTTACTAAAGCAGGCGATCAGAATGGTCGCTGGTTCGAAATCCCAATGCTAGGAGCAGACAAGTGAAAGACCTAAAAACAGCAGCAGGCTCATGGGCTAGAGCATTTCTTGTAGCAGTCCTATCTCTAGCGGCAGCCGGAGTATCTGATCCTAAAGCGCTTATTGCTGCTGGACTTTCATCATGTCTGCCACCGATTATCCGTTGGTTAAATCCTTCAGATCAGAGCATGGGCATTAAAGCATAATGAGCGCCCTTAATTGGGCGGCTCTAGCAGTTGCATTTATCTCGATTGTTACAGGCTTTGTCGGATCAATCCGATGGCTTGTAAAACATTACCTCAATGAATTAAAAACTAACGGTGGATCATCCATGCGTGATGAATTTAATTTAAGAATTTCTGCATTAGAAGCGCGTGTTGAAACGGTTATTCGCATCTTAGAGAGGTAACACTTATCACATGGCAAGAAAAGCGACTAAGGTTCTAGAGGATCAGGGTTATTCACCTTTAGAAGCGTACTGCATCGGGCTAAACGAGTTCTGGAAGGGACTCAAAAAGGCTGGTTTCACAACCGAAATCGCCTTAGCAATCGTTGTGGAAAAGACCGCTTATCCTGATTGGATATTGCCTAATCCTGTTAACCCGAACATACCCGAACCTGACTGGTATGAAGATGAGGATGACGATTAAGCGCTACGCGATAATTTCAGACTTGCAAGTTCCCTTTCACGATTTGAAAGCGACTGCAAACATAGCGGCTTTTATTAAGAAGTGGAAACCAGATGAAGTATTATGCGTCGGTGACGAACTCGACTTGCCCATGCTGGGGAAGTTCAATCGTGGTAAGCCGCAAGAATACGTCGACACTTTGGGACGTGATAGAGATACTTGCGTCGAAGTTCTATGGTCGCTTGGGGTTACGCAACTTGTCAGATCAAACCATCAAGCGCGACTATACGACTCAATCAGTTCCAGACTCCCTGCGTTGCTCGGATTGCCTGAATTAGAATACGAAAACTTTCTACGTCTTGATGAGATAGGTGTGAAATTCCACCGCAAGCCTTATGAGATCAATAAGAATTGGATTATGGTTCACGGTGACCAGCAAGCAATCAAACCACAGGGCGGTTTAACAGCCTTAGAAGCGGCTCGTAGGCATGGTAAGAGCGTGGTGTGTGGACACACTCACAGACAGGGCATATCAGCCTTTACAGAGGCTTCAGGGGGCAAATTAGGGCGTACTCTGTGGGGTTTTGAAGTAGGTCATTTAACTGCTGAAGGCTCAAAGGGAATGGCATATACGTCAGGCACACAGAACTGGCAAAAAGGTTTCGGCATTATGTATGTAGAACGTAATCGTGTTACGCCTGTAACCGTTCCAGTCGAGCGTGATGGCTCGTTTGTGGTCGAGGGCAAGCGCTATGGATGACCTGCATATCGACATAAAACGGACAATCGATGACTCGGTTGACGAGGTAGAATCGTTATCATTTCGTTATCAAAATATGCTTGACTAAGCCTAATATCGTGCAACACTAATGCCATAACCGATCGAACGAATCGGGAAAAGGGGCTAAAGATGGGCGCAATGAAAGCAGTTTATATGGACATGGAAGAGGATTTCGAAAACCTTAACGAAAAATCCATGAAGTTCAAGGGAAGCAACTGGGAAGCACAAGACGGACGCTTCGAAGGCAAGGTTGATTACTCAAAGCAATACATCTACTGGTTTGATAACTATGCAAATCTCATGGCAGCACGGTTAATTTTGCTGGAGTTTGATTATGAATACTCAACTTTATTTGATGATGTTCTTGGACAATGGACTCTGATTACCGATTATCAATCAAAATGCTGGACTAACTAATGAACTCACTTTTCTTCATTGGCGTATTCATGGCATTTCTATTGACTAACTTTGTGTGGTACTGGACTGGACACAAAGACGGAATTCGTGAAGGCTATACACGCGGGCGTGCGGTTTCACGATCAGAATTCTGGAAGGAATAAATGAAAGCGACTGAGGCACTTATCAATGCAATCGACATCATGCAAGATCGTGGCAAGGTCTACGGTCATCCGAAAATTAACCAGGGTAGGATTTCTGCAAGGTTATCCAATCTATTTGATTTCCCAATCACAGACGCTCAAGCTGCACTTGCAATGGTCGAGGTCAAGCTCTCACGCATCCAAGAATCGCCAAGCCACACAGATTCTTACATCGATGCAATCGCATATTTAGCAATAGCAGTTCAACTACAAACAGAAGAGGACGAACTATATGTTTGATCTATCTAATTATGAAGATGTGAATTCTCGCATCAAACGCTTTCAAGTTGCTTATCCAGTAGGGAGAATAGTTACCGATGTTATTCAATTCAATGCTGAGAAGGGTCACATCCTTGTATCAGCCCAGATTTACCGCGAGCATGAAGATACGCTTCCTTCTGCTGTCGATTACGCTTTTGGAGATGCAAGTACGTTTAATGCTTCGATGCGTAAGTTTTACGTTGAAGATACTGTCACATCAGCGATTGGAAGAGCATTATCTCTTATCCTCGAAACATCCAACAAATCAACAAAACAGGACATGGCTAGAGTCCGGACAACAACCACCAAAGAATATATCCCTGTCGTAAATGAGGACGATGCCTGGACGATTAAAACCGTTGCAATGCCAATAACATCAGAAGAAGCTGTAGAAACTGTCAAGGACATTATAGGTGCTACAACTGACAAAGACATTCCCAACTGTTTATGCGGTAAGCAACGCATCCTGCGCACGGGTACTGCAAAAACAGGCAAGCAATGGGCTGCATGGGATTGTCCATTTAAAGCTAGCAATTATCAGGTTGGACAACAAAAGGCATGTGAACCTGATCGTGTATGGCTAGAACTAAACAGCAACGGTCAATGGCAACCGCAGAAGTTAAGGCTGGTGTAGACAATGGGTGACATGATAATCTTTGACGATGGCAGGGCAACAATCTTGGGAGAACAGTTCCCAGAGCCAGAAGATATTGTTATCTATTGCGATCTATGCAATGAACCTTTGGCTATTACTCCAGAATTTAATGGTCAAGTATTCCTACGCTGTCTGAAATGTCATGCCGTTAATGGCAAGCCAATCGCGCAAGCATAGAGGTTATGCGACCGAACGCATTGTCGCCATGTACTTGCAGCAATGGTGGCATGCGGCTAGTGTCGGTCGTGGTCAAGGCCCCGATATTTACGGTGTCCCGTTCGACATCGAAATAAAGGCTCGTAACTCACTTGACATCAAAGGGACACTACGCCAAATCAAGGCACGCACAGACAAATCAGGGAAGCTTGGCTTTGCGTGTTTTAGACTTAATGGTCAAGGGGAAGCATCAGTCGGTGAGTTCGTCTGTATGTTGTCATTAGTCGATTTGGTGCAGTTATTACGCAAAGCAGGCTATACAAAGATTCCAGGTGATATCGACTGGGAAAAGGCACTAATCAGATGTACTGATTGTGGTAATTGGAAAGTTAAACATTGGGAGTGCAAAGCCTGTGGGAAAGAAGAAGCCGTTAATGCCGATGTATGACTATCGCTGTCCAATCTGTAATACACAAATGGAGTTAGAACTATCTATGGATCATGATTTAGTTCGATGTACTAGCTGTGGCGCACAAGCTAATCGCATCTATTCTGCACCTGGCTTAGTATTCAAAGGGAAAGGATTTTACTCTACTGATAAATAGACACGCGTTCTGACCAGCACTTATAGAAATGGATTTGACATGACCAGTACACTCAGAGGGCTAGAGCACACCAGGTGCTCAGAGCGAACCGTGAAGCGGTTAGTTCGCTCGGTAGCAATCGTTATCGGGGGAGCTCTATGCTTCTCCGTTGTATCAGCAGCAAGTGCGACAAACGATCCTAATAAAAGACTTACATCAAAGGCTTATGCTAAAGGACAATTAACTACAAAAAACTGGAAATGTGTAAGTACCCTTTGGGGAAAAGAAAGTGCATGGAACTGGAAAGCGGTAGGCAACTTGGGTGGTAAGCACCAGGTCTATGGAATACCACAAGGTAAGAGCGAGTTCCTAAGAACAGCAAATCCACTACAACAAGTGGACTGGGGATTGCGGTATATCGGCCATAAGTTTGGCTATGTGCGTACAATAGAGGGAATGCAGCCCAACACTTGTGCAGCTTTAGATCATTGGCGTAAAAGGAATTGGTATTAAATGCCTAGAAGTATAAGAGGCACCTGCCCATGTGGGGCAATGGTGCGATCTAAAGGCAGGAATGAGCATGGCTTACAGCTATGGGATAGACAATGCTGGAAGTGTAAAGAGAATGGTTATAGAACACACAAGAAGGATAGTTGTGAGATGTGTGGCTTTGTAGCATTACATCCAGTTCAGTTAGATGTAGATCATATAGATGGCAATCATGCTAACAATGATGTATCTAATCTTATGACCTTATGTGCTAACTGCCATAGACTAAAGACACAGACCAACAATGATCACATGCCTATAAGACATGAACCAATATACATAGACTTACAGTTAGTAATGTTCGATGAGTAACCCAGCACATCGAGAGCTTGGCTTGCAACGATGGAAGGATCAAAGAGCCAGGGTATTGAAGCGAGATGATTACATCTGTCAGTATTGTGGTGGTACTGCAACACAGGTTGATCATGTAATACCTCGCAAGTCTGGTGGTGGTCATGAGTTAGAGAACCTACTTGCATGTTGTGCCCCTTGTAACTCACGCAAGGGAAGCAAATCAGAAGGCCTTTTTTTACGCACGAAACTCCACCCCCCTGTTCTTTCGGGCAATTTGTACCCGAAAACCACCAGCACAGTCCAGGCTGGCCCAATGGCCGGGCAACCTAAACCAGAACTATGACAACATCGACCAAAACTAAAAAGAAGCTTGTAGGGGATTTGAAACCAAGGCTTCACAGCCCATGGCTTAAAGGTAAATCTCGCGTAGAAGAGGTCGAGAAATTTGCTGAGAGTATTGGGATGCCATTATTAAAGTGGCAGTCGCTAATCTTAAAAGACATGCTAACTGTGGATGCTAAGAACATGTTTATCAAGCGCAGCATTTTACTTCTTGTTGCTAGGCAGTCCGGAAAGAGCCATTTAGCAAGAATGCGTGTATTGGCAGGCCTATTTTGCTTTGGCGAGAAAGACATCTTGATTATGTCATCTAATAGATCAATGGCATT